CCAGACATATTATATTATTTAATAATATAAAAGAAAATAATTTTAAATTAAATACGTATTTAATTTAAAATTATTTGTTTAAAAATAGATATTCGTTATTATTTAATACATAGAAATAGACGCCGCACCCTGTTTGTAGAGAGCAGTTGTCTCCCCTACGCATGTAACGGTAACCCTGTTAATAGTTAACGACCCTGGTACGAACAAATTTAGAGATAAACGAATATTGTCGAATCTGTTTAAAGGAACCCCTGAACCGGAAAATGCTCTACTTGCTAAAGGAAACACATAAGCAATGGTTCTAATATGTGGATCTGTTCTTGTATAAAGAACGTTAGAACGAAGCCCCATAGTTTCTGGTAGTATAGAAGACATCATTCCACCCGTTAATTTTCCACAAAACGATGTTGAATTCAATCTTAAATCTGCATCTACAAGTGAAGTACATGCGTCTGAAGAACTTAGCGAAGTACCTAGAACGGACGAATCAAAAATTTGAATTATTAAATGAGATGCATAAAGAGAAAAGTGATCACAATCTATCTCCGTAGTAACAATGCGCGAAGTTGGAATAGTGAATGTAGTTTGGTCTCTGTATTGTGTTAATTTTAATCTTTTCGCTATTCCACCTGGAATATTTCTTATTTTTTCGCGCTCATCGTTGCACATTATCATGTGTTTACCGTATAGACGTATGTCAATTGTACCGTTTCCTGGAGTGGCAGAGAGCATACTGTTTGCGCTCATCGTAGTCAATTTATTGGTGAAAATTTTTATTTTAACTGTTTGATTTGGTGCAGCGGCCGTTAAAAATCCAGTTTCGGAAATATTTGAAAAATTAGTTAGTATCGGAGATATATTTCTAGTTAATAATGGAAGCCTAAATGAAAATGCGCGATTAGCAGGAGAAGTTATAGTAGTGGTGGGTGATGCAAATCGAGCACCTGTATCGTTATAATAACCATGAGTACCGAGTATAAATTTTTCATATGCTCCCTCGGAAAGTTCTGTAGTATTTAATGCTAAAATATCTGCAAATTCTAGAGTTTGCCAAATCTGAGTACCACACTGAAATTCAATACGTTCAAACAAATTAAGAAGTCCATATTCCTTTGTGATTGTATAATTCGCAGACGACGATAAAACACAGTATAGATATAAATCCCCTATAACGTCCATGTCGCTGTTCAGTGTAAATATTATATTTGATCCAGCGGTTTCTGCATTTCCAGATGCGGGAATTTCGATTAACGCATTACCGTGTAACAACTGCTTTGTAGTTTTATCTTTTGTCCAAAAAACTGAAGTGATGTCTCCGGTATCATTAATCTTATTAGTTACAGCTAAACCTTGAGTTCCGGAGCCGTTATAGGAAGCATGGGCAGCCGTTGCTCCAGACATATTATATTATTTAATAATATAAAAGAAAATAATTTTAAATTAAATACGTATTTAATTTAAAATTATTTGTTTAAAATGAGTTGTAGTTAATTTAGCTGACAAATTCATAATTTTAAATATAAGAAAAGGAAACAGTGTTATTACTAATTATCTGCAATGTGGTACCGCATGCACAAACGCTAATATTTGCATCCCTGGTTCTGTCAGCAACATACGTTCCTATGCCACTAGTAAAAAAATTATTTCTTACAGTTAATACTAGTCTCTTATTTTTAATTCGAGAAAATGGTACTCCAGCTGTGCTAAAAGCTTTATCCGCCAATTTAATTATATAAAAATTTTTGTGTGTATCTTTCAAACTAAATTCTTCGATATTTGAAGCTAAAATAGCTTGTGGAATTTCCCCAGTTGTTTCATTTCCTAAAATAAGTTCAGCAGATACTAACCATCCCCTGAATACACCTAAAACATCTGGTCTATAAATTGTATTAGTACCAGAAGTTAACACCGCGCTAGTAGAATCGTTAACCGCTTCTCCCCACGAAGAACTTATTCTATTTTGACTTGTTTCATATCCACTAATAGCTTTTAAAGTTTCAACTGTAATTCTTTTAGCACCGGCGTTGTTGTCGGCGTTGCCCAGGGGGGTTGATGCTGTAGAAATTGTTTGGTTTGGATACCCAGTAGTATCTGTTAATGATGCACCCTGATTAAATACATCAACGTTTAAACAAAATCCTATATGCGTTACATTTATATCTATAGCATCTAGATCTATTTCGATGTCTGTTGTTACCGTTCCCGTTCCAACTGAACGATTAACTTTTTCAATACGCATTCCCGTAGACGTATTCATTACTCTATTTACTATATTTTGTTTCATGAAATTTTTCTCAGTATCGGTTATAATGTGACTCAATATACACAATTTTGTATCAATTCTAGTTGACGAAGATAATCCATTTTGCAAAAAAGGAATTGATTTAAGACCCGTGTTAGCTTCATCAGCGGTAGAGGCACACTCATGATAAATAATTGTTACTGTCAAATTTTTTGTGAAGGAACCAGTTTGAAGAAAGCTTCTATCTTTAGTTTCACATCTACCTATGAATGGAATAGATAGTGAAAAAGATATTTCTTGAGCACTGCCGGTACTGTAACCTATTATGCTACCAGTGTCAAGATAAGACGCGTTAATTTTATTTTTAAAAGAATTTTCATTAGTAGTAAGAGTTCCCAATTCTGAATAATTTCTTATATATATATCGCCGTTATAAATTGTCTGAATTAAAAGTCCACCCATTTTAATTTCTATTCTGTCGATTATATCTACTAGAAAAGTTTTTGAATAGAATATACCGGAACAATCAAAACCCCCCGTGGATGGAGCGCCAATTGATAAAGTTAAATTTAAAATCATGTCGCTTATGGCATCTATGTTATTTGGTATACTAAAAGTTTCCGTTTTAGCATTATTCACTGGCAACTGTTTTAAAGAACCGTTGATTACAGACATTCCAGAACCGTGAATATATTGAACCGGGGCTCTAGATATAAATTCTGAAGTTATTTGTCTAGAACTGTCTGCTTTATTTGCACGCGTTACAGACTGAGACCCAGACGAACTAAATGTCTGAACTGCTAGATTATTGATACCCATTGTTTAATATTATAAAACAAATTAATTTTTTAAAAAAATCTAATTAAATTAATTAAATGTAAATGTAAATGTAAATGTAAATGTAAATGTAAATATAAAATAGAGTTCGTTTAAATAAAAAGTATTAAAATGTAAGATAATTATAAATGTCCGAATTTGAATGTAGAGTTGATGAATTAAATAAAAATTCAGAATTAAATGTAATCGATAAAGATAAAAAAGATAACGTATCTAAGACTGGAAATACTGCCTCTTTTGAAAAAAATACAGTATCGGGTAAACCAGATAAAGATACGAATACGAATACAGATTCTAAAACAAATAATTTTATCGATAAACTTTTAACTGAAAAAAATTTAAAATTAGTATTATTAATCACTGTTTTTTACTTTTTCTTACATTCAGATCAGGTTTTAGAATTTATAAACACACGAATTCCGTCGTTAAGTTGCAACTCAGTGTTGAACAGCGCTGGTAAACTAACATTTGGTTTATTAATTGGAATTGTTTTTATTGTGAGCTCCTTCTTTTTCCGGGACCCCTGAACGAATCCTTGGAAACTATTCTATTTTCAAGTCTTTCTAAAAGACTATTTAAACTGAATGATTCCTGAATATTTGTTTCTGTAAATTTAGGTTTTTTCCAATTCAAAGCTGAAGTTACACCTGTGCTCAATGGTACATATGAACTCTGATAGTCTCTGCAACATCCATGTAGACCTGTACTCTGAGACATGCATTTTTGACACAACCCCGATCTGTCAAGCTTAAAAAATACGTGGTTATTTTTATGAGATCCTTTTATATTTTGGCAATACTTAGATTTTGTATATATTAAGTACATATCTTTACCATTTACCTTCGAGATATTACCTAGATCTTCTACGTTATATCCCGTTGCATGATTTTTGAAAAATTTTTTTATTTCAGAATATACTACACTATTTTTGGATAGGGGAACAATTTCAGAATTAGAAATTAAATTTTCCTCCTCTTCATATTCTGTTAAATTGATATATTGTGTTATTTCAGTTTTATTGCTTCTTACACTTGTATCTTTAACAAGTTCAAGAATATTGTTTGTATAATATTCTATCAATTCTTTATTTAAATTTTTACCGATGTATACGTTTTTTAAAATGTATACACGATCTTCGTATACTCGAGTATTATCTGCGATAGTACATTTATCAGATCCTATTAATCTAAGTCCATTTTTCTTGTATACACATTTATCGATAATTTTTTCCCAATCATTATCGAAATGATCAACTTTTCCAAATATAGTCTTAATACTAGTTAATATATTACTGCGAATTTTAATAGCAGTCTCTACGTCTACAATTAAATCTGGCCAGTGAAAGTGATAACCCTGTTTTATAAAAGTTTTATCTTCTTTCACAATCTCAATATTTTTATTCGGAATAGTTGAAATACATTTAAGATCTTTTATATTATATATATTAAAGATTACATCTTGAATACATTTCAAATACGGTTCTTCATCTATAATAATTTCAGAAAGTACATCAAAATCTATAAAAAGTGGAAATTTTTCAGTTTTTTTCTCAACTAAACAATTTTTACATTTTATATGTTTAGCGTAAAGTTCTTGAAATGTAGTGTAGTCGTCAGATAAATTAAGTTTAAAACCTTCCATAGAATAATGCGTGGTTAGTGATGTGTCTGTTACAATTTTTCCAGTTGAATAAAACCAGAGTTTTAGTGGATTATCCATTATTATTAATTATATATATCTTATGTCTATATATAATTTTAAATAATTACGCTAAATTCAATTCATTTCAATTCAATTCATTTCATTAATTTATTTTAAATGTAAGTGTAAGTGTAAGTGTAATTTACTGCCACACTTCGCGTATTCCGTAATAATTTCGTGGATAACTATATCCATAATTATAATTATATCTCGTTCTACCAAAATCGACATCCGGTATTGTAAAATCTAATCCAGCCGAACTAGGTCCCGCGCCGCTCGAACTCGAACCTGCGCCAGATGCTGAAGCAAGTAAAGCTTGTGCTGCCGCTTGTGCTGCCATGTATTCTTTTGCTTGTTTAGCGAGTTTTCTGCGCTGTCTTGCCTGTTCCGTTGCTATCTCTCTAGGAGTCATACCCATGTAGCGAATAGCGTCTGCTGCTGCTCTATCCATTCCGGCTTCTCTTATTGCTTCATATTTGTCAGCAGTTTCTACGGCTTTTGCTGCACGCCATTTTCTATTTTGTTCAGCAATTTTTCGTTTCTTCTCAATTGCATATGCAGCTATTCTAGGATCTTCCGGTTCTTCTGGACCCTTACCTCCTCCCATTGGTAAAACTCCGAATGCTGCTCCAGCACCTGGTGGATTTCTCGCAATCATTCCGCGGGCATATCTTTGTATAGTAGTCGCATAAGGGGGTGCTACTCTATGCCACGGGCGGTCTGGAAAAATAATATCTCCGGCAATTTCTCTACGCATACGTTCCCGCACACGGTTTCGGCGTTGATTCCACATCTCACGGAGTGCGTCTTCAGTATCTCTACGGATATTTCTTGAATCGGATGTGCTCCTTGTTGGTTGTAAAACTCCGAACTTATATGTTTTCATTTTATAACTTATTCCATTACGAGTTAATCTAGACTTTAGTTGTGGTATAGTCAATAAAGTTCTTGTGTATCCCTTTTTGTCTTTTCTCATTTTAAAAATAGAAATGTCGTTTTGTGTTGCTAACCCTTGAAGAAACCTGAGATATATTCTAACTTTTTCTTTGATGCACTTTCTTTGACCAGGTTTGCGGTTTGGTCTGTATTTGTAACCAGGTGGGCATCTTACATTTTTAGATTTAATTTTATCGTATTTTGCTTTATCTCTAAGATATGCTTCACTCCCACCTGGGGGAATATTTAGTTCTACGCGAATATCTCGCAACCAATCATTGTAACTATACGGCGCTCCGCGTCTATAACTCATTTTATTATATTATAAATATTTTAAAAATATTTTAAATTGTAGCTGTGCGATGTGCTTCTACCCTTTCTCTCAATCGTAATCGTATTCTATTGCCCGGGTAGAAGTAGTGTCTTCGAAGTCTCCGCTACCACCTCTTCCAGTTAACTGCTGCTCTCTATATCGTGCCCTCGCAGCTGCGCGACGTGCTTCTAACATTTCTCTCATTCTCGCAGCTGCTGCCCTCATCTCTGCAATTTGTGCTGCCCTCACTGCTGAAACCAAAATCGCCGATCCCCTTGCTGCTTCAGATGTCCTTCCTGGATTCCTTGAAGTCAAATCTGAAATTTCTGAATATACATTTGTATAAGGAGCGTTTCCCGACCTTAATGCTGATCTTCTCATAGCCCTGGATGTAGCATCTAGAGATTGCATTCCGAATTGACTGTTTTTGTAACTTATTCCATGTCTTGTTAATCTAGACTTTAGTTGAGGTATAGTCAATAAAGTTCTTGTGTAGCCCTTTTTGTCTTTTCTTGGTTTAAAAATTGAAATTCTATTTTGTGTTGCTAACATCTGAAGAAAACTAAGAACGGATTTAATGGTTTCTTTAGTACATTTTCGCTGACCAGGTTTGCGCTTTGGTCTGTACCTATAACCAGGTGGGCACGGGGCCATCTGGGGATACATCACGTTTACATTCATTTGTTCTCGAGGAAATAATGGTTCTTGCGGAACTCTTATTTCAGAATAGATAGTATCAAACCAATCTTGACTACCGTATTTTAATTTACGCCTACTCATTTATTAAAATGTAAATATTTTAATTAAATTCGGAAATGTTATTCTCAGTTATTAATTTTCCAGTTACAATAAGTAAATCATCTTCTCTTATAGATGAAAATTCTGTGTAATTATTATTAAAATTTATTTTATGTATTCTTCCTCCAAAAATTGCTATAATATTATCTTTATCTATAATTTTATACTCACCTTGTCCAAAAGCACTCATTTTAAAATTATCTAAAAATTTTATATATGAATTTCCCCAGCTATAGGTTTTATTTTCTAAAACTGGTAGTACCGCGATTGAAAATTGAATATCAGGTGCGGATGGATTATTAGGAAAATCCAAATATGTAGGAAATTGTATTTCTTTTATTTGAACTAATAAATTATCGATTAATTTTTTATTAATATACGTTAGTTCTAATACTTCAGGTAATTTAATTGTCGGTAATCCGGGATTATTAATTGTAACTGTCCCATCATAAGTTCTACCAGATTTCATACCCTTTGGTATATCTCTATCACAGTAATTATTACCATGGATATGTATAATATAATGTGTGTTATTAAGTTTTTTAAGCATATTCATACGATAAATATCGAATGGCCAATAAATTTCTATAGCTATCTGACTAATATTATCTAATTCAGTTTCTTTCATAGATTCTATCCAATTGAATTCAGAACCTTCAATATCCATTTTTAAAAATATTTTTTTACTTCCTTGCATATATTCTTTCAAATTTGTTGTTTTTTCTGTATTGAAATATCCAACATTTTTGGGAATCCATTCTATATCATTTCTATTATAAGGAAATGTTTCTATTGTTCCGTCAACCGCGACACATTTAATTTTATGAATATCTAAGAAACTCTCTTCAAATTTAATATCTTGTCCAATTCCACATGAAATAAATAAATCATAGTCAAATCCATCGGCAATAATATATCCACCATCATGTTTTGATCCTAGTCTAACCATATTATTTGGTATTGTATATGTAGTTAAAACCCTAAAATCAAACATGTCTAATTCATATTTGTTGTAATTATTCCAATCAGTATATAAATAAGGTATTATTTTATCTCGCCAATAGTGTTTAAATAACAGAATTTCTCCATTATATACACCAGCTACTGAATTATTTATAATCTTTTCTTCGTATAATTTTATATTATATCCAAAATCATCACGCGTTATAATATTATATAACTCTCTACATAAAGAGTGATACTCTTTATCTAAAATCTGTGTACTTATGTTATAGGCATGAAATAATGCTTCTTTAATAATTTTATTACCAGGCGAAGCACCAATAACGCCCTGGAAAATTGCACCCGGATTAATAGAAGAATTAACGGATATAAAATCGTAATTTTTTACTATTGTGTCTATATTAGTATATAACATAACATCGGAATCCATAAAAAACCCACCTCTTACATATATATAATAATATCTAAACAAATCAGCCTTATGTGCTCCATTATTAAAAGAATTAAATTTATTAATTATATAAGGTAATTCTGTTATTGGATTATCTATAAAAAACTGTATTATATTTTCATCGTTATAAAACTCGTATTTCCAATCACATGGTAAAATATTTTTTATCATATCTAAAACATATTTGTCAGGGGGTTTTTTATGTGTTTGGAATAATACTTTTGAAATTGGAGCGTTAATCGCATCTACATATTTAATATCATGATATACAGTGTTGTAAACATTTATATGTAAATTTTTTAAATTATATTTTATTATATAATTATCCCATAAATTATGTAAATTAGGAAAGTCGTAGTCGTCCATGATTAATATTGTTCCTCGTCTAGACAATCTATAAGAATTTATAATATCGCTATTGGCAACTTCTGTCGAATGTCCTCCATCTATATGTATTAAATCATAAATAGTATTAACATTTTGCAATGTTTTTGTACTATCTCCAATTATTATATTTATTCTATCACCAAATGTTTCTTTCATTTTTTCATAACAAGGCATTGTATATGTGTGCTCTCCTAAGTCAAAACAAGTTATATTAATATTTGGATTAGATAAAAGCATTAACAAGGTAGAAAATCCAGCATTAAATCCAATTTCCATTACATCTTTTAAGTTTTTATTTAAAACTATATTACTTATATTTTTTGTTTTGTTTAAAAATGTATCTGTATAAGTAGTTGTATGATGCGACATAAAAATGTTTCCTTCTAATAATTCTCCACAATTATTAATAATTGGCAATAAATTCATGTTAATATAATTTTTTGCATCATTAATAGCATTACATATAGTAAAATCTTTAATACTATCCAAAAAAATTTTCATATTCTCTATTTTATGTCCATAATTTCCAGGTCCTCCTGGAAAATGATGTATAACTTTATCGCTGTATATATTTTTATCGCAATTTACAGCAAAATTCTTTAAAATTTTATTATTGTATAAATTATATTTGAAAGCATTGTATACAATATATGGTTGGTCAAAACAATCAAAAGAATATGGTCTTTTAATAATATCCTCATTTATTTTATCAAATAAATTTTTTATTTTTTCACAATTATTAAATAATAACATACCAGTTGTAAATCCCGATGTATCATTGTAATTAACTAGTTCATCTCCAAATAGCGTCCTCCCCCAATGATCGCCTACAACGCTTAACGGCTGAATATTATTAAAGTGAAAATTGGCAATATTACCTTCTTCGAGCACATATAATATATCATCTTTGCATACATCGAACACTTTATTTATAGAATCTTTAACTAATATATCAGTATCCAGATAAAGTATTTTGTTATAATTTATTATTGAAGCAAATTTAAATACATCTAATCTTGCTTTACAAGCTTTATCTATGTCATTATAATTATCGTTTATTTCAAATTTAATTTTTTCATTATTAAACAAATGACTTTGTTTAATTTTATTCATAAATGATGTAGATGTATATACTAATACATGTGTATTACAATCTAAATTTCCATAAATAAAGATACTTTCTAAAAGAAGAAAAAACATATCAACATATTTTTCTTGATTAAATACGCAACAAAAAATACAATTCATAATTATATAATATAAGGTATATATATATAAAAATAATAGATTAAACGCTAATATTATACCCAGTTGTATAATTTTCATAAGTGTCTCCAGTTGGCGTCCTGTCGCGGGGATTTGAATTATTTTGAATGTATCGAAGCATCTCCCATCTAGGAAGTCTTCCAGATGTAATTCGAGGAAGAACGATATCTCTATCATTACCTACAAAACCTTCTGTAAACGTTGTAGTTTCAATGTCTCCGCTGCCACCTATTCCTGTGCGCCACGCAATACGGCTACGTCTCTCTGCATCGTCTAAGTTGCGCTGAGCTCGTGTCGATTCTAACGAGGCTTGTGGAAACATTCTAATTAGTCTGTATGCTTCAAGTAAATCTGCACGATTAGTAGCTGGAGCAGGAACTTCTATTCTCGCAAGTACCCGATCTAGTAATACTCTAACTGGAGCACCTAAGCTTTCTGTTTCAACTGCTTCGCGAGCAACCTGAGCATAAGATCTAACGGGTTCTGAAGACTCTGGCATTCCAAACTTATTCATTTTCATTTTCATTTTCATTTTCATTTTGTAACTTATTCCGTTTCTTGTTAATCTAGACTTTAGTTGAGGTATAGTCAATAAAGTTCTAGTGTAACCTTTTTTGTCTTTTCTCATTTTAAAAATAGAAATCCCGTTACGTTTAGCTAACCTTTGAAGCAAATGTAAATAATTTGTACCAAACGATGTACTTCCTCGCCGACGCTGAGTTTCGGCCAACCAGATATTTGCTAATCTATCAATAGTTTCGCCCCTTAGTGGATCCGGTAAACTGGCTATATATTCCCCAAGTACAATCCGAGAATATTCATTATATAAATCTACTCCAGTTGACAATCCACTCATAGATGAAGTAAATGAAGATATTATCTCAGAAGCAAACTCCGGTGATTTCTCCGCCCAAAGTTTTTCTATTTGACGAATAGTTCGACCTTTAATTGGTTCTGGTAAACTTTGAACGAGATTTCCCCTAGTTGCCTTAATATATGCTTCGTAAATCTTATTAGGTGTAGACGCATCCACAATGTCCGAAGCAAATTCTGATATTATACTTAAAGCTAGTTGCACAGTTCTAGCATAACCTCTCATTTATAAATACCGAAAGATTTTTTTATAAATGAAGATTTAATTAATTACATTATTTACATTATTTACATTATTTACATTATTTACATTATTTAAATCTGCATAATAATTTCTTGAGGCAGACCAAAAAGTTCCAACATTTCGCCGATAAATCTATTAATAGAATGCGTAATTTTAACCCAACTACCGGGATCTCTAGTGTCATCGCTGTGTTGTTTGAATTTTCTTATGTAATAAGTTACAAGTTCAGATATATCCACAATAGTTTTTTGAGTTGTGTGAAATTCCACAATGCTAGGGTCTTGTTCCGTTATTTCTACGATTCCAAAAGCGAATTGAATAAGCCGAGTACGGTAAATATCTATAACTGCGCCTAGTACACCCATACTACGTCTACGCAATTCTATCTGGTATTTTCTCATTTCATATCCGTAACCCAACGCGGTTCGGTCTCTTAAATCAAAATACAAATTACGTAAAACTCTTATATATATCAGCACTTCAAGAATAAGTTTATCTCGCATGTTAGGTAGATTAAGAGTAGAAATTTTATCTGAAAATTTACTTGACGCGGATTCAAATTTTTTATAAATAAACTTTAAAAATTTATTGTCCTGTTTAATTTTCTGCAAAGGTAGTTCGTAATTATCGGTGAATGAAAGACTACCACCACCGGGCATGCCGAATGAAGATGTATTAATATTAGTGAATACTCCACGTTCTGCTCTACGTAAATCCTCTTGAAATCCAACAAGCAATTCAAGATATTTAGCAATTTCTTTGGAACGCGCCATCAAAAGGTTCGGCTTTTGAATTCCCTCCATTAGTACAGTATCCATTAAATAAATATCAAAAACGGGAAAAACTAAATTATAAAAAGTTTCGAACATAATTCTAGCCTTTTCTGCAACTCCTTCGTCACGAATTCGAAGATTATGAAGTCTTCGCTGTACAATTTGATTTTGTAAAAGTAAATCTTTTGCCGCTTTTTCTGCTTTTATATTTTCAAAAGTTTCAAAAGTAATACGTAAATTGTGTAAAATAACCCTTACTTCGAAAGACACTGGATCGGTTGCTGGAATTATGCGATGTCCAGACATTTCTGTATTAACATTGTCTCTTATACGTTTAATAACCTGTCTAGCAAGAGCCAAGGAACTGTCATGAATAGCATTAATTCGTTGAACTTCTCGAACTTCTCGTTGTAATCGAGCAAATTCAAGATTTCTTTCATTTGCTATTGGTATCGGAGATGGTTTTTCAAAGGGATACTTACCGAATTTTGAACATTTATTTCTCATTTATACAATGTAAACATTTTAAAATTTCAGCGTGACAACTTGAGAACTCGTAAAAACGCCTTTAACAGCATTTTGTGATAAAACTATTCTTTTTCCTTTTTTCTTATTAATAAAAACACTGCTCATATCAAAATCGATTAATTTTATATTTGCTATAGCATATTCAAAAATTTTATTTTCTAAAAACCACCTAAAAAAATTAAGCTGTCCAACGGTAGTTATTATATAGTCGTTTTTATCTGAAATTACAGAGTCGCTAAAATATTCTTTCCACTCGAAAGTCTTACATTCTATAATTATTCGTTTTTGTCTACAAAATGGGTCAAAAAATTTTTTTGAATAAGCTTTTAATTGATTCTTATAATCTAAATATATATTGAAATATATAACATCCCCGTTATTTTTAAATAACGGGTATATTATATTATATTTTTTAGAATAATTAGTTACTAACCAATCTATTAAACGCAAACTTAATGGATTATTTTGATAAATTATATCTTTTAAAATGTCGACCTTGTCTTTATAAAAATTTATCAAATAATCTATAAGAGTTTCTTCTTTTTTTGTTAAACCCATATTTAAATAATAATTTAAATATTCTTTATGTAATTTTAATTTATATAAAGAATATTTAAATTATTATTTAAATATGTTAGAGATTACAGATGAAAATGTTAAAACAACTATTAAATTTTTATTAAAGAATTTGTGGTGTGCAAACCAAGAACATTTGTTTCCACATCAAATTTGTGAATATATTGAAAGAAAAGACCTATTCAAGCTAAAATCTTTTTTGTATTATTATTATAAAAAAAATACAAAAAAAGAAAAAAAAGCTCTTTTATTTTTATTTACAGACAGCTCTTTAGAACAAAGAGCCGTGTTGATTATGCGAGACTTTAGTATATATTCAATTGATATAGATTGTAAACCGGAGTATTATAAAAATAGCATATTTGATGTATCATTGCTAGATGATAAGATAATTATTTATGATACTATTTATATATCTGGAATAAAGATAAATAATTATAAATTTATAGAAAGAATATATGAGGCAGAAATTTTTAAAACAAATACTAACTACTCACATATTAATATATGCGAGTATTTACAAGAAATTTTTGAATTAAATGACACTTTAATTCCTTATGAAGAAGAGATATTTATTATATCTAATAACTTTCCAATTTTATCAGGAATAAACCGAGGGTGTTTCAAATGGCGACCTTCTGAACACACTTATATTAGTCTAAAGGTTGAGGAAAACGGCGACGATTTATTATTATATGCTTCTGATAATAAAAGAGATGTTATTTTTTCGAAGATACATTCTTCAAATTCTTGTGGGAAAAAATATATTAATTACATTAAACAATTAAGCGATTATAAAAACGGGTGTGTAATAGATGTATGTTTTAATGAAAATTCCATTGAAAATGAAAATGAAAATGAAAATGAAAAAAATTCTGAGAATGAAAATAAGATTGATAATAAAATTAAATTTTTACGAGTCAGTAACAATTATAAGGCTTCTATTAGATGTATAGAAAAACTACTTTATATTAAAAATGAAAACATAACCATACACGACATGGCACAATAATTAATGCGATAAATCAATAAGTCGATAAGTCAATAAATCAATAAATCAATAAATCAATAAATCAATAAATCAAAATTTTAACCAATAACTAATATAAAAATATTCTAATTATTTTAAATTAGAATATTTTTACATTTTACATTTTACATTTTACATTTTACATTTTACATTTTACATTTTACATTTTACATTTTACCACGATCCATAGAAGCTCATGCGCGCCTTGCGCCGGCGGTACGCACGGCGAGCCGCAATAGCGGACTTAGTCATCTTTAGGCGGCGACCACCTCTGCGAGCCTTGCGACCTTTGCGTCCCTTGCGACCTTTGCGACCCTTGCGACCCCTGCGACCCGAAAGGTACACCTTTCCGGACCGGGAGCGATAATATAACGCTCCGGTCTTGCCTCTATAAACCTTGCGCTTACGACCTCTTACAACTATAAATTTGCCACGCATAGATTTACGACCTTTTCCGCGGGGACGCCCGACACGACGCTTACCGAAATCCATCATATAATCTTCACCATACATTTTATTTTATAATAACAAAAGAAAATAAATTAAAATTAAATTAAAATTAAAATTAAATTAAAATTAAATTAAAATTAAAATTAAAATTAAATTAAAATTTTGAAAAATTTAACGATTACGTTTTCTTTAAAATTATTGTCTTCTAGAAATTTGAGAAGATCTTTTTTATTGCAAGAATTTAAAGTAAATTTTTCAGGAACGGTGTAATCAAACTCGGAAAATATTTTCCGGGCAGTTTGAAAATTAAAATTAAAATTAAAATTATCAGGTTTGATAGTCGTGCTTTCGATAAAATTATCGATGGTTTTGTACTGTTTAATCATATTAAAAGAAGTTACCGGACCGACACTGGCGATTGTATCGCAGTAGTCGCAACCGGATAAAATACAAAAATCTACAAACATCTCCCGTGTCATCCCAAAATTTTGGAGAACTTTATTAGTATCTATTTCAATTATTTTATTTATGGAAGTTTTTATGATTTTATCGCACCCAAATGTTATAGCGTCTGTATCATCGGTAACCGTGTAATCTATAAGACCGTTTTTTTGCAAAAATGCGCAATATTTTTCTGCATCATCGGGGGCGGTACAATATGGTATTCCCGATTTTTCTAAAAGTTCTTTACACTCGGTTATATGAGATTTTTTGATTCTAATTATTTGAGAAGATAATCTATCAATCTCATTTATTAATGCTTTTTTATCCTCTTCATTGTTAGCATCTTTTTCTAAAACTCTTAGTTCTTCAATTCTAACATAAAGTTTTTCTTTATTATCGTGTCTTTTTTGAATAGTATTTTTTTTAGCGTCCGGGGGGTGCCCATCAAAAACAAACACGGGAAGAATTCCGTTAGATATGTAATATTTAGCTCTATTTACTAAACCTACTAAATGAGAATTTTCGCACTTTGATGCGTATTTAAATTTATATAAAAGTATACTACAATCTATTCCAAAAATAGATCCTCTGTAATTATTAATATCCACGAGCTTCTCTGCATCTGGCGAAAATTTTTTGATAAGCGCGTTCATTCCGCGGATACCCATATCTTATTAATTATATTAATCAATCTTTTAAATCTTATTATTTTTAACAATAATATTTAAATTATTAAATATCACTGATACAATATTTATCTAAAATTAAATACCCGGATGCTTTTGCAATACATTCAGTTTTAACGCCTTTGGTTTTAACGCCTTTGGTTTTAACGCTCTTGGTTTTATTCGAATCCGCGTCTTTAATACTATATGAATTTAAAACAAGTGTCTCCATGTCGTCGCATAAATTAAGTGAATTATCCGTTAAATCGATTATATTTTTTGATTTTGGAAATTTTGGATGTAGTTTAATATCAGTGTTCCTGTAAAATTCAACTTCTTTCCAGAATTTTTCTAGTTTTGTTAAATTTTCTTTTAACCAGATATCATCTCTATTTATACGAACGATATTAATCTCGTTTGGTGGTCTATATTCAATAAAATCTGCAACATCTAAGTCGCATATAAACATATTTAATTGAACCTGCGGTACATAATAATCTGGGATTATACCTTGTTTTATAACTCGCCTGTACGGGCACTTAACCTCTAGTAACACTGGTTTAGCATTAATATCCGTTTTAGATATAGCAATTCCATCTGGAGAACCGGCTAACCAATAATATTCTTTATTGTTATATACATCTTCATGAGCTATTAATCCATAATTATAATTTTCCTGTTTTGTAATTTCACAATATTTTTTAATTGCTTCGTCTTCGTATTTTTGGCCATGTAAAGTAGCCACGTTTCCCACAAATGGATTTAAATCGTGACCACATTTCTTAAAAAGAACTTCGTGCGATTTTTGATACGGATTAATACCTAATGCGGTTGCGGCATCTGAACTAGTTAATTTATTTTCACGCTGTTTAAACCATTCTGGACTCCTTTGTTCATATTGAGGTATTTTAAGTAATTTTTCAATTTTATCCATTAACTTATTTTTTAATCTGAATAAGTTTTAAATACAATTATATTATTTTATCTTTTTAACTAAGATTGTCGGTGTATTTTTTTTCTTCATTTGTTTTTTATCATATTCAGGTATAATTTTAGCTTTTTTCTCGTCGTAATTTTTTTTACAATATTTCCAAAGTTCTTTGGTACCAACCTTGAAATTTCTGGTTGGTTTTGCTCTATACCAAAATACACAATCTTGGATATTATTACTTTTAGATGTATTATCTAATACCAAACAGTCGTAACCTTCTGTACAACTATTTAGAACGTCTTGAAATATGCTAAAATGTGGAAAAATTCCGAAGAAATTTTTATATATTTTTTCTTGATTTTGAATAATATTTTCTCTTAAAATAAAAACGTAGTCTATATTTGATCTTAAATCTGGTGGTAAATCCATACAGTATTGCATAGTTAACATGAAAGATATTCTCCAGTGTCTTCCATTCATGAATATCCCTCTTATATTAACATCCCTGATCATTCGTTTATCGTACATACAATCGTCCAATAGAACAAAAACATCCCCATCTGGAGTCTTAGTATCTGAATTAATTACTTTTTTTTGCCTAGTTATAACTTGTTGAATTATTTCAGGTTTGTATTCAGAGTGGATCAGTATTTCTGGAATAAATTTAGAATAATACGCATTTCCGTCCTCAGTCGCAGATATAGCCACTCCCGCTTTAATATGCCTCATGTAATATAATATATCGGCAACTAACGTACTCTTTCCTGTTCCACGTTTTCCTATAAATACAATAGTCGGAGGACCTGCACCGGTAGTTCTTCTTGCTTCTATAGTTCTTGGTTTAAATTTTGATAAACTAATAGACATTATTAAATTAATAACATTTTTAAAAGGAAAAAACACCACAAAATACTATATTTACGCATCAAAATAATTTGAAGTTAAGGGTATGTCCGGTTCGAGGGTAAAATAAGAAATTATAATACTAACTATTATACCAGAAATGCAAGATATTCCGATAAATATCTTTTTATATTTTTCTTCTTTATCAAATTTATTAAATATCATATAAAACACAACACTCGCAAAAACAATCGTGATAACATGTACCAAATCTAGTGTGTAAAAATCTAGAAATGCCATTGTATTACATTTTATTTATAAAATAAAGTATAAAATTAAACTAAATTAAACTAAATTAAACTAAATTAATATTTTAAATATTATTAAATTATAATATAATATAATGGGAATTACTATAACTAATTTGTCTGCATTTAAAAATTTAATAGAAGAAGATTATGGAAATAAAATCGTATTTTTTAAATTTGGAACAGACTGGTGTATTCCTTCTTCTGAAATCGATAAAATTTTGGTGAATATTCCAAATTCAATGATCTATCATATATTTGTGGATAATGAAAATTTTGAACCGTATTTAATGGAAAATAGAATGTACACATTTCCATACACATTTATCAAATACGGTAAAAAAATTAAAAAAACATTTGGTACACAAACAGTTGATCAAATCAACAGATACATCGAGGAACTTAAAATGTAATTTAATTATTGCTAAAAAAAAAATAGTTTAAAAAAATTAAAAATAATAATATTGGGATACGATGACGGAAACTTATAAAAAATATACACAAATAGAACACATACTCGCAAGACCTGGGATGTATATAGGGGATACAAAATGTACATCTACCGAATGTTGGACTGTAAATGTAGAAACTAATACAGCTGAGATTAAACCGTGTAAATGGAACCCCGGGATTTTTAAAATATTTGACGAAATTTTGGTAAACGCCGCTGATGAAGTGCAGAGAAACAAACTTGTTAAATCTATTAAAATTGAAATTAACGATAAATTTATTTCAGTCTACAACGATTCTGGAATACCAATTGAAATTCATCCGGAATATAATATTTATATTCCGGAGCTAATCTTTGCAAATCTTCTAACTTCTAGTAATTACGACGACACCGTTAAAAGAACTACAGGTGGTCTAAATGGTCTTGGAGCTAAACTTACGGCGATATTTTCTACAAAATTTATTGTTGAAACGGCCAAGGCTGGTAAAAAATATGTACAAACTTACGAAAAAAATCTAAGTATCATTGGTAAACCAGTGATATCTGCGACTACAAAGGAATACACTAAAATCACTTTTTACCCCGATTTTGAAAAATTTGGGGTCGAGTGTATAACAGATGAAACAACCGAAGTTCTAATCAAAAGAGTTTTTGATATATGTGCTATAACTCCGAAATGTGTAGACGTTTATCTGAACGGTAAAAAATTGCCTATTAAAAATTTTTCCGATTACATTTCTGTTTATATCGGATCTGTCAAAACCAGCCCAAGAGTAATTCAAGAAAACGAAAGATGGAAAGTATCTATATCAGTTTCTCAAAATGGGTTTCAATGTATCTCATTCGTTAATGGAATATGCACTTCTGATGGAGGAACACATGTAGATCACGTAATTAATCCAATTATTAAAAAATTAACAGAACTAATTCAAGAAAAACACAAAAATTTAACTATAAAACCTCAATACATTAAAGATCACCTATTCGTTTTTATTAACTGCTTCATCGATAATGCAACTTATTCCTCACAAACCAAAGAAAAACATATAACCAAGATGTCAGACTTTGGAACTAGATTTACACATTCCGAAGATTTTATATCCCAAGTTTTAAAGTTGGGAATAATTGACAGTATTTTAGCGCTAGCAGAGGCTAAAGAGAAAAAATCTCTTCAAAAGACAGATGGCAAAAAAATAGGGAGAATTCTAATCCCCAAACTCGACGATGCGAATAAAGCAGGAACAAAGGATTCGAAAAATTGCACTATCATTTTTACAGAAGGAGATTCCGCCAAAGCAACTGCTATCGCCGGACTTTCTATTGTTGGAAGAGATACATATGGGGTTTTCCCCCTTCGTGGTAAACTTTTAAATACGAAAACAGCAACTTACACTCAACTTGCCAATAACGAAGAAATTAATAATATTAAAAAAATTATTGGACTTCAAACTGGTAAAAAATACAAATCTGTATCAGAATTAAGATATGGAAAAATTCTTATAATGACTGACGCGGATACAGACGGATTCCACATCAAAAGTCTCATCGTTAATTTTATAGGCGATGGGTGGCCAGAATTACTAAAAACAGATTTCATATCTTCTTTGATTACCCCAATTGTTAAAGTTTCTAATAAAAATTCTGTGATACCATTTTATAATATCAGTGATTACAATTTGTGGAAAGTTAAAAACGATCCCTCGCGATTCAAAATTAAATATTATAAGGGACTTGGTACAAGTACTACAATAGAAGCGAAGGAATATTTTAAAGAAATGAAGACTCTTGATTATAAAAATTGCTCAGAAGAAGATGACAAGAATCTTAATTTAGCTTTTAGTAAAACAGAATCAGATGCAAGAAAAAAATGGATCTTAGATAATATTAAAAATCCAGAAACAATCGATTATACAGTTAGTAAAGTGACTATAACTTCTCTAATAAATAAAGAGTTAGTTTTATTTTCAATTGCCGACAACGTGAGATCTATTCCAAATTTAATAGATGGAATGAAACCATCGCAAAGAAAGGTGATTTTTGCTTGTATTAAGAAAAATTTAAATACTGAGATAAAAGTTTCTCAACTTTCCGGATATGTATCAGAAGTTTCTAGTTATCACCACGGAGAGGCTAGTCTACAAGATACAATTATAAACTTGGCACAAAATTTTATCGGATCTAACAACATTAATCTTTTAGAACCGATTGGACAATTTGGATCCAGACTTTTCGGTGGTAAAGATTCCGCAAGTCCAAGATACATCTTTACGAATTTGTCTAAAAGTTTTAAAGAACTATTTAACCAAGAAGATTTTAATTTGTTGGATTATCTTGACGACGACGGATTTTCTATTGAACCTAGATACTACATTCCAAATTTACCGCTAATTTTAATAAACGGTGCAAGAGGAATTGGAACTGGATTTTCGACGGATATTCCATGTTTTAATCCAAAAGACATACGAGATAGATTACTCAAATTGGTGGAAAATGAAGATAGTGAAATTGAAGAACTTACCCCATGGTACAAGGGATTTACTGGAAAAATCGTTAAAGTGGAAAATAATAAATGGACATCACACGGATCTTATGAAGTTAAAAGTAATAAGATAATAATTACAGAACTACCAATTGGAACTTGGACAGAAGACTATAAAATATTTTTAGATAGACTTGAAACAGATGAAATAATTTATTCTTATAAAAATAATTCAACCGATACAACCGTCTTTTTTGAAATAAGTCTCTCATTGGAAAATATTATACAATGGACTAACAATCGAGAAATTGAAAAGAAATTAAAATTGATCTCCCACATATCTGGAAAAAACATGTATGTTTTTGATGAAAATGATAAAATAGTAAAGATGGAAAGTGCCGAAGAAATAATTTTTAGATTTTGGAAAATTAGAAATGAGTACTACCTCAAAAGACAAAAATACCTAATTAATAAAATAAAATGTGAACTAGATATAATCACCTCAAAAATTACATTTATTAACGACGTCATATATGAAAATGTTAAAGTTTTTAGACAAACGTTAGAATTTATAAATCATCAACTTGAGACTAAAAAATACTATAAAGTTGAAAACAGTTACAGATATCTCACCGACATGAAAATACACACATTTAGTAAAGACACCACAGACATATTAACGGATAAAATGAATGCTCTAAAAGAAGAGTACATCAAAATTTCGAATATGAAACTGAAAGATTTTTGGAACGACGTTTAAAATTTAAAATTATTAAAATAAAATATATATTATAATATAAATGTCTCCATTTACTTATATGCCCGCAAATAATCCTATCTTTTTATTTATAACATTAGTAATAGTCGCGTGGTTATGGACTGTATTTTCATCCCTTAACGCACTAAGAGTCGCTAATATTCCAAGTTTGGGTGGTTGCTGTTCAACTAATAAATGTGGTGAAGCCCCGGTTGATATTATAATGTACAGAATGACTTTAACAATCGCCGTTATTATGACGCTTGTTTTAGCTGCTTCGGTTTATTATTTTTTTAAAGATAGAAAAGGCGATTAAATAAGTGATTAAATAAGTGATTAAATAAGTGATTAAATAAATGCAATTAACACCACTGGGGCATGATCGCTAGCTAGCGGTATATTTTCATTATTTTCTCCAATATGTTTCAGACATTTACTGGAACCTTGATTAATATTCTTAGTGAAGAAATAATCAAGTCTCCACCCTTCGTTTCTATTTCTTGCAATAGACATACCATTTTCTTTTGCTCTACGAGTATCCCACCAAGTAAAAACGATGTCGTCATCTTCGATGCAGTCTCGGTAATTAATTTTAATGAGTCTATCATAGAACTCAAGTTCGTGTTTATAAATCCCCGGCATTGCAATAGTACTCTTGATGTCAAAATGTGTAGAAACTGCTATATTCAAATCTCCACAAAAAATAACTTTACATTCCAGCGAATTTAAATAGCTTAGCATAGTTTCGATAAAAATTATTTTTTTATCATAATTGGATCCTGAGTTGGGTGCATATACATTAATGAGTATGAAATTTTCGAATTCGGCCACTATAATTCTTCCCTCTTCGTCTTCATATCCAGGAATCTGCTCCCGAACCGCTTTTAAAATGAGATGCTCTTTATAAAAAATACAAGTACCAGAGTATCTCTCTGCAGCTCTAGCTCCACTAGATTTAGATTGATTAAAATAAGACTTATAACCAGGGAGTTTAAAATTTTCAGAAATTAAAATACTGCAACGAGTTTCTTGAAGGCAGATTATATCTGGATCTTGTTCCTTGATAAGAATATCGATAGGACTTTTTTCTTGAATATCCATTACAGCACCTTTCTTTAATTTTGAAGCAATCTTATCGTTAAAAATACGCGAGCGGATTCCGTTTACGTTCCACGAAATCACTTTAAGTGGATGAATAATTTTTTCATCAAGGGTCGTCATATTGTTCTGTTCTGTCAATTTATTTCATTTTTTAAATTCTTATCGTAAATTAAAAAATGAAATAAATTATAAATCTTCGCCAAAAAATAATAAAATTGTCGTACAATAAATACTATATCTCTGGGTATAAATTCTTTAGTAATTAATTTATTAGTTTATTAGTTTATTAATTAATTAATTAATTTATTAATTTATTAGTTTTCATAAATAATTTTATCTCCGCTATTTTATCTGTTAGAAGTATAGGTCTCGTTACAGGTGGATGCCATAATTTTATAATAATATTATAAATTCCAGTCCAAAGTTCATGCTCTCGTGTTAAAATAGAAATACCGTGACAATGTGAATTGAATATTTCATTGAGAGTTGTTAAACAATTTGCTAGTTTAATGTATACATGTAAAGGAAAATTATGAGTTCCCTGTAAATTTTCAAGATTTATAAATAGATGACAAATTATATTATCTCTTTTAATTAAAAACCAAGTAGATTCAAAAAGAATTAAAAATTCGTCGAAGTCGTCTTCTTTATAATTTGACTTTTGAAATGTAATATTTACAGTACATTGTTCACGATCTACAAATATATTAAAGCTATTTGTTTTATTCTTATCTATTTTGGTGTTTTTACTCATTTATTTATTATAATTTTAAATTAAAAATTTAAAATAGCGCATAATTTAAATTGCGTTTTTAAAATAATATTAAAGATAGTGCATTTTATTATATCGATTGACTTTTTAATGTACTCTGATGTAGACCAGATTTGGAAAGACGTTGAAAAGATATTTAGTGAAGATTTGTACGAATATAAATACAAATGTGAAAATGAGACTAGTGGTTTATGCAAACATAACAAAAAATTTATGGACGACAAAGAAAAATCAGAAATATGTCAGGATTGTGGTGTTGTTTTTAATACGTCTATTTTTGAAAGTAATGAATGGAATTCATATAAAAATGATGATGGAACTTACCAAGGGAGTGTACAGCGTGCTGATACTCATGTTTCTGATAATCCTTATGATATAGCTGGTACAATCCCAGGTATAAATAAAAATAGTCTTATGATGAGAATACACTATCAACAGACGTTTAGTCATAAGCAAAGAACTTTTTGGATGATATCCGAAAGATTACATAATTATTGTATCAATATGGGAATAAATCTAGCGGTCCTCCCGACCGCTAAAAAAATGTGGCACATCTGTATGGAATCTGGTAAACTCACTCGTGCATCAGTTAGAAATGGTTTGATTTCTGCGTGTTTATATTATTCATGTGTATTTAATAATACACCTGTAGATCGTAAACAAATTATAGATATCACGGATGGAAATCAAAAGGGCTTTCTCAAAGGAGAAAAAATATTTATGGAAATAATGGATAATAATAAGACATACGGACATCTGGGTAAAGAAAAAATAGACATAAAAGAAAATGACACATTTATAAAATTTTGTGGACAACTTGGCCTTCCGTATATTACTTATAATCTTTGTAATGAAGTATATACAGCAAATATAGAAAAGTTAGAGTCTGTAGCTCCTAAATCGATAACGGCTGGGATTTTATTTTACGTTGTAAAGTTTAAACTCGGACTAAAACAACCATCAAAATCAAGAATATCCCAGATAGTAAACGTGTGTATACCAACAATAAACAAGGTTATTAATATTTTAGAAAATTAAATAATATAATAT